TCCCGTCAGACCGGTCTCTCCCCGCTCTCCCCTGTCACCTTTCGGCCCCTGCGGGCCTGCCGGACCAGCATCACCTGCCGGTCCCCGTTCGCCGGTTGCCCCGACAGGGCCGGTGTCACCGCGCTCTCCCTTATCACCCTTCGGCCCCTGAGGACCCGCGGGCCCCTGTTCCCCCTTTGGCCCGGGAGGTCCCACCACGGTGGGGATTCGGTTTACGGCCTCTTCCGCCGCTATCCTGCTTTGTTCCGCTGACTGTGCGCTTTCTGCTGACTCCCGGGCTTTTTCTGTTGCGGTCGTTGCATCCCTGGCTGCATTACCGGCTGCACTTTCTGCCGTCTTTCTTGACAATTCAGCTTCTGCTGCACTTTGTGATGACTCACTGGCTTTTTGAGCGGCCGCAGAAGCCGAGGACGAGGACGCATCCTCTGACTGCTTTGCTGAGGCTGCACTTTCTGCCGCCTGCCGGGCTGACTCCGATGCCTCCCCTGCTGAAGTGTCAGCATTTGCAGCGCTCTCTTCTGCCTGACTGGCTGATATGCCGGCATTCCTCGCTGACGTCTCCGCCTCTCCGGCATTCTTCTTCGCCTCCTCAGCGTGACGCGCCACCTCTTCCACCATCAGTTCAAAACGGCGCAGTGCCTCCGGCCGGACGTCATCCTCCGACATGGCACCGAGAAAATCATTCAGCGTACCGGGTTGAGAATCTTCATACACGGTGATGGTCCCGGCATGTGACGGAGGAAATCCCTCCACCAACAGAATGACGCTGTACTGACCGTACTCAACATCCATGCTGTAACGTCCGGCTTCATCCGGATTTTCAGAGGCCACCGTGTTCACCACCACCGTGCTGCTGGTTCGTCTGGCCTTCAGCACAATGGTGCAGTTCTGTACTGGTTTTCCTGTGCCATCTTTAAGCACGCCAGAAATTTTTACTGTCATACTTTTCCACCAATAAAAAAAGCCCGCAGCAGTGACGCCACGGGCTTCAGGACAGTGTAACTTTACGTTTCCTCAAACGCAGTTCACCCCATAAGGTGGATGAACCTGCGTATCATAACAATATTTACAGAAGATAAATCGGCGTCTGTTGTCAGAAACGGTATCCGATACCAACAATAAATGCATCCGATCGCCAGTCGCCACTACCGGAACCTTCATAAGCAAGGTCAATGGTCACGGATTCGGTCGGGTTAAACTGCACGCCAGCCCCCCACGCCAGAGACGTGTTGCTGTGGCGACCGTCATCACTTCCGGTCAGCACATCGTGCGTTTTCCCCTTGTTGTCAGTTACGCGGAGATAATCCCCGGAGAAAGTCGACACACGGCTGTAAGCCACACCCGCCATCGCATACGCGCTGAACCATTCATTCACGCGTACAGACGGCCCCGCCATCACGCTGAACCAGCGGTTACGCACGGAATCTTCATGCCAGCGGGTATCGCTGTAGCGCGTTTTTTGCTCATCCTCAGCATTGGCATAACTGAAGGACGTAATCAGCCCCAGCGCGTCCATAAACTCATAACGGTATTTCACGTTAATCCCGTTCAGATCATCACTACCGGGAACGTTCGTCGAGGCATGGAGATACCCCGCGCTCAGCGTGGACTGATGTTCTGCTGCACTCGCTGGCGTAGCAGCGGCGACCTGCCAGACTACTGCGGACAAAATAACAGCACATAATTTACGCATAATTACCTCTCGCTTTTCTGCAATAAAAAAGGCGCCATTTCTGGCGCCCGTATCTGGGTTATAAAATTCAGCTAATCGTGATGCCTGCAGTGGCTTTCTTCATCACCACAACCAGCAAATCGCTGATACTTGCTGTGGGATACCAGTTATTTACCAGCCATGCTGACACCGAAAACTCCAGTGTCATGTGACCGTGACCGGCAGGCATATCAATAACACCACTGTAAATCAGCGTATTATCCAGCGCGGTACGGTTATAAATTTCAGCACCGTTTTTCCGCACTATCAGACGGCATGAGGAGTAAATATCAGTATGCTCTTTCTCATGTTTAGCGCCGCTGAATGCCACCGCCGGAATAACAATCTGCCGGTCAAACGGCTGATCGTCATAAACCCTGACGGTAATGGTTCCTGATGGCCACCGCTCCGGTGCACGGGAGTCCCGGGGGAAAGCTTTGCCCACTGTTTTAACGAGATCGCCTTCAATCTGGTTCGCGGACAATTTTCCCAGAACCCGACAGTTCTCGTTAATCGTGACGTTGTTGAGCGTCCCGGAGTTCGCATTCACGTTACCGCTGATATCGGCATTTTTCGCCGTCAGCCGCCCGTCCGGTGTCAGGGAAAATGCCGGAGGATTACCGCCGCTGGTAATGGTGGGAGCCGTCAGATATTTCAGGAACACTTCATTCATAAATATCTGATCGCCCTGACCAACAAACATCGGCTTTGTGTTGCCATTCGCAGGATTAATCATCGCAATCCTGTCTGCCGCCAGCAGCACCTGACTCTGCATTCCTGCTGGCGTATTCTCAATACCGGCACCGATACCCGCAATATAAAGGCGTCCGTCCTGCATCTGCTGCAGTTTCACGGCCCACATGCTGTTCAGGTTATTATTTGTATCAACCTGAACTTTCTGTATCTGCTGGATTGCCGCACTCTGATTTTCCAGTTTTTTATTGACGGTCTGCGTGATTTCATTGCTGACATTCGTAATGGACGTCCTGATTTCAGCCAGGTCCGGCGCAAGCTGACCGTTATCAATCTGCGTCCACAGCTCCTGGGCCAGATGTGTTTTCCCGATTTCTCCTTTGAAAAAATCCAGGTAACCTTCCGCATCATCGCTCGCCCGACCGACAGCCTCCACGAATGCCGATTTGCCAACAGTATTCACACTGCGGATATAAAAATAATAATCATGGCCCGGTTTGATATTGATACTGGCAGCTATCCAGTACAGCGCCGAGCCAAGATAGCGGGCTGCGGTTTCAACCTGCCTGATATCCGCAATCCGCTTTTCCGAGAACCAGAACTCAAACTGTACCGTCGGGTCATAAACGGCAAGATGCGGCGTGGCGGTTATCTGAAAATAGCCCGGCGTCAGCTCAATCCGCGACGGTGCTGCCGGTGCGGCAATCCGGAAGGTGGTGGTGGCAGGTTCACCCTGCTGGCCATAGCTGTTTATCGCCCGCACCGTCAGGGTGTATTCCCCGAGCGGCAGGCCGCTGAAACGGTGCTCCGTGTCTGCGGTGATGGCGGTGGTCACCAGTCTGGCATCCGTTCCCTTACCACTGGTCAGGCGCAGACTGAAGCGCACGCCCTTCACCACCCGCGGCGTGTCCCATTTAGCCTGCGCCAGATACTGGCCGTCAGCTGCACTCACCTCCACCGTCAGGTGCTGTACTGCCGGTGGGATGACGCTGTTCAGGGAACCTGACTGCGGCTCAAAGCGGGCACCGTTATCCACGATGGCTTCTTTTTCCGGTACGTGCTGCACCGCCGTGATGGCAAAGGTGCCGTCCGTGTTTTCCCGGATGGAGACACAGCGGAACAGGCGACGACGCAGTGACGGCAGGGAGAGTCCCCATACACCGTATGTCTCCACACCATCAGGCAGGGTGCTGACCTGTATCCGGTCCGGCGCGGGGTGTGCAGTGATGGCCACGCTCACCGGCTTACCGCTGCCGTTAATCAGGTTCACCGTGGCGGCACCTGTCTCCGGCAGGGTCACCTCACGGTCCAGTGTCAGGGTGCGGCTGGCGGCATCGATGGACAGGATACGTCCGCCGGTCATGGTCCCGGCATAGTCGTTATCACAGATTTCAATAATGTCACCGGGTGTGTGACGCAGCCCCTGTGACCCGAGCGTGAAATCCACCGTCTGCGTTTCCAGCAGTCCGGTCTTTATCACCCACAGCCCGGCACGGTGGGCCTGACCGCGACTGGTGCAACCGAACGCATCCATCTTCAGCAGGTTGCGCCCGTAGCGCAGTATGGCTTCCGGGTCTTCCACCAGTTCCGTGGAGGTCTGCCAGCCGTTCTGCGGGTCGG